AGCTCGCGAATCCGAATGGACTGGCCTGCGCCGACTGCGGAGAGATCCGTGGGCGTCGCAGACATGAATATGATCACCATTTAGGCTACGAACCAGAGCACTGGCTCGACGTGGAGCCCGTCTGTTCGAAGTGTCATACGGAACGAGGTCTGCGACGGGGCGAACGGATACGGTCGGTTGATCGCCGAGGCCTGACGGTCCCACGGATGACCAAGTACCGGATGCTCCCACGACCCCATGGACACCTGTTCACGGTCCGCGCGGTGTCGCTCCTCGTAAAGCGAAGCCAGCAAACGATCTACAACTTGCTGACGCAGAAAGCTGAACTGTTCGGCGCGGCGATGTACGAGAAGGTTTATCGCAATCGGAATGATCACCGGCTGTACCGCGTGTTGTCAGAAGCGGATATGACCGTCATCCGCGGATTGTTCCCGGTGTATGTCAAGAGAAAAGGCTGAGGTGTGCCATGACATTTACCACCATGACGGTTACCGAAGGCCATGCCTAAGAAGAAATCAGGGTCTATGGTCGCCTCCGAGAAAGCGTTGCCTCGCTTGTGGACCGGTGAGGCGGTGCTTGATCGAGCGCTCGAGGTCGCCGGCTTCAAGGCCGAGGATCTCGTGAACTCAATGCAGCGGATGCGGGAAGGGCTCGACGCGGAGATGCCGCAAGTCACGAAGTACGGACGCGATGGCCAAGTGCGAGAGGTCATCGAGGGGGGACCGGATCATCCGATCCGACTCAGGGCGGCGGAGAACATCTTCGAGTGGCTCGGGTTCCGCGGGGCTCGCAAGCCCGCCGAAGCCGGGTCCGGACCCGTCACCCTCAACGTCGTCATCGTCAACGGTGACGCTCCACAATCGCCTCAAGGCAACGGCCGATCAATTCGCGTCCTCGGTGGCAACGGGCACGGACATCCGAACGGGAAGCCCGGCGCGTGAGATCTGCTGCTTCGGCGCGCGCGGTGACGGCAAGAGCTTCGCAGCCCTCTGGGCGATGGTTATGCATGCGGTCGAGCATCACCACGCCGGCTTCCCGCTTCCGGTCACCTGCCTCGGCGTCCGCGACACCTTTGCCAATCACAAGCTGACCACGCACAAGAGCCTCTTGAACCCGGCCTGGGAGGGGCGCTGGCGCCTCGTCGGGGATGGCCACGTGGCGGTCTTCTCGATCAGCGGGCAGGAGTTCGTCCGGCTTGAGCTCGTCGGCGTGGACAGCCCCCACGACGCCGAGCGCGTCCGAACAGAGTGCCACCTCCTGTGGGTGGACGAGCCCGCGCCGGCTATGCTGCTCTCGGGCGGGATCAGCGAAGAACTCTACGGCATCGCGCTCTCGTCCCAGCGGCTCGAGACGCACGCTCGCGTGGCCATCATGACGTCGAACTACCCCGAGGAAGAGCATTGGAGCGCGCAGCGGTTCTACTTCAACCCGGCGCCGGGGACGCTCTGCTTCCGGATCCCAGGCGGCGAGCGTGCCTCGGCCGAATATCGGCGCGAGCTGGAGACGGCCTATGCGAATCGTCCGGACCTTCGACGCCGCTTGGTTGAGGGCCGCTTCGGCGCCGTCATCCTGGGTGAGCAGGTGGCCGTGGGCTTCAATGAGGAACTCCATGCGCCGCGTCACCTCCGCCTGCGGCCGGATCCTTCGGCCACGCTCTGGATCGGGCAGGACGGTGGGCTCACGCCCACCTCGGTAATCGGCCAACGGGCGGGCAAGCGCGTGAAAGTGCTGGCCTCACTGTCAAGCGAGCATGACGGCATCCGCCAACACGTCCGCGGCTTGGTCCTGCCCTGGATCAGCGAACATGCGCCGTGGGCACTCAACAGCCCGGCCGACGAGTCGCCGATCATCGTGGAGTATGACCCTTCGATGGACGCGGACGGGCAGGGCGACACCGAAGCCAACCCGCTCAAGATCATGCGATCGCTCCTGCCCGCGCGCTATCGGCCGGGGCCTGTGAAGTGGGAACCGCGCTACCAAGCGCTCCTCAACACGCTGAACTCGATGGACCACGGCGAGCCGGCGCTCGAGATCGACCCGGTGCAGGCGCGCGGACTCGTCAAGGCCCTGATCGGCGGCTGGCACTTTCCGACCGGCGGCGATGGGCGCGTGCGTCGCGACGAGCCCGTGAAGAACCATCCACACTCAGACCATGGCGACGGCTTCTGCTACCTGCTCTGCGGCATGTCACCAGGCAAAGGCGATGTCCCGCCCAAAAAGCCCTACGGCGCGATGAGCGGCCCGCCGCTGCGCCACAACACCGTGAAGCGTCAGCCCGGCGTGGGTGTCCTGATCCCGCACCGGAGTTGGTGAGGAGACGACGATGCGCAACGGCCCCGAGATCCGCATCACCGGCAACGTCACGACGGTCACCGCCAACACCTCGGTCGTCATCACCGAGCAGCGCGAGGAGAGCGAGGACAAGAATCTGCAGACCGCCGCGCGCGTGATCACCCTCACCCAGACACTGACCGGCGCCGATGTGCCGCCAGCTCAGAGTGGAGCCGGCACAGGCTGGCGAGTGGGAGAGAAGGTCGAAGTCATCTTCAAGAGCTTGGGCGGGTAGTGGTTCCGCTCGTCCTGGGCGCACGCTTGGAGCTCGAGGGGCAATGCAACCGTTGTGGAGCGTGCTGCGTGGCCGAGGTGGACGGCCGCCGCGTCGTCTGCGAGTACCTCGTCGCGGAGTTCCCCGTGCAGCCGCTGGGCACGCCGATGGCGTCGCGGTGTCGCGCCTACGAGTACCGGCACCCGTCGCGCCCGCTCGAGATCCGGATGCTGGACGCGCAAGGGGCGGCGAAGCTGGTGGGCCGCTGCTTCAAGGACACGTGGCAGGAGGATCACGCGATCGCGGAGCGGGGGATCGGTAAGGGCTGCTCGCTCACGCTCAAGGTTCACGAGGGCCAGCTCGCGGCCTTCACACCCAGTAAGGAGCGCTAGATGAACGTGTTGACGGTGACGGGAACTGGCGTAGTCGGGCCAGCGGGCCAACCCTATGCGATCCGCGGCTTCCTGCTCACGAATACGGCCGCCGGCGTGGCGACGATCCAGAACGGAGCGGGCAAAGAGCTCGCCCAGATTCAGTGTCCCGCTACGAGTTCGGCCCCCGTGATGTTCACCTCGCCGCTCCACGCGCTGGGCATCAACGTGACCGCCCTCACCGGCAACCTGAACATCTACGTGGAGTAGGAGGAGCCCATGCCCGAGTTCATCGAGAACATCAAGCCGAACGGCGCGCCCGATGCGGCCAAGCGACCGTCGCATCCCGAGAGCTATCTGAACACCGTCTACAAATGCGGTGAGCGTCGGGAGCACCTCGTCCGGATCCAGCGCTCGAAGTGGCCCCCGAAAGCGATGGTCGGCACACCCGGCACGGCCTTCACCTTCGACCGGCCGTACGTCACGGCCACCTGTGAGCGCTGCGGCGGCACCTGTCTCGTCTATGATCCGCCTCCCTCCGACATGACCGTCGTGCTCTACGGCGACGCCAGCGAGGCGCAGGGCAAGGTGATCGACGAGGCGGGCCCGGTCGTGAGCGAGGAGGAGCTGCCCCAGGCCGGGCAAGTGATCGACGAGCCCGAGCCCGCGAGGCGAGGACGGCGGTGAACGGCCAGACGCTCGAGCTCGTCATCACGCTCACGCCCGAGGGCCAGGTGGGGGTCCGCGGCCCGATCGACCAGCTCCTCGTCTGCTACGGGATGCTCGATCTCGCGAAGGATGCGATTCGGCAGCGAGCCGCAACCCAAGGGCAGCAGCGGATCGTTCAGCCGGTGATCGTGCCGCCCAACGGGCACCTGGGCGCCTAATGCCGCTCTCCCGGTACAACTCGGCCTTCGGCGGGAGCAAGGGGAGTGCCGAGAAGGCGCACGCCGCCATGGTCAAGGAGTACGGGGCGAAGAAGGGCGAGAGCGTGTTCTACGCCACGGTGAACAAGAAGAAGGCGCGCGTGGTCAAGGGGAGGAAGCGCTGATGGCTCGCAACAAGACGATGGACGAGTTGCTCGCCGAAGCCGAGGCGGGCAAGTCCGGCAGCACCATGGGCGAACAGGAGCGGAAGCAGCGCGAGCAGGTGCCGGACGAGGGCGACAAGGACAAGAAGAAGAAAAAGCGCGGGTTCTTCGAGGGCCGGCGCGCGCTGCGCACGATCCTCAACGTGGGCGGAGGAGACGAGGAATGATCCACTGGTGGCGTAGCAGCGAGCACGTGCGTCCAGACTTCGTTCGGCACTTCTCGACCCCTAAGCCCCCGAAGCCGCCCCCGACACCGGCGCCGATCGTGGATACCAGCGCGGCCGATGAGGCCGCAGCCCTGGCCAAGCGGCAGGCGAAGAACAAGCGCGGGCGGGCGAGCACCATCCTGACCTCGCCCACGGGCGCGGGGCTCGGCGACATCCAGGGCGGCGGGAGCCCGACGCTCGGGACGTGATGAAGGCCCTGCTCTCCAAGCACATGCCCATACTCGCCTCTCAGGATCATCTCGAATACTCGAGCTATGTCTGGGAGTGCCGGGGATGCGGTGAGTTGTGCGAGGGCTCATTCCTGACGGGCACCGAGCCCGAGTTCACCTGCGACTGCGGCGAACGGTATCCGAAACAGCCATGAGAACCCGCGTTCCGCGCCTGCCGATGGGGAGCCCGCCGAAGCCGGAGTGGCAGACCTTCGCCATGAAGAGGAAGTGGGTGAGATGGCTTCGCATGATCGCGGTTGCCTCAGTCCTCCGTACGGTAGGCGTTAGCACCTCCGCACTATTCAAGGAACGCTGATGGCCGACACCGCCACCGAGACCACGGGCACCTACTCCACGCGCAAGGCAGCGCGGCGCGCCCTCCGTCCGCGCGAGAGCCAAGCCCCGGACGCCGATCGCATCTGTAGGCGCGCCGAGGCGCTCCTCCGCAAGCGGAAGAACGTGGACAATCTGCAGCAGGAGCTCGCCGACTTCATCATCCCGCGGAAGGCGGTGATCACGGAGCACCGGCTCGAGGGCGAGGAACTGACGGAGCGCGTCTGGAAGTCCACGCCGATCCGAGCCAACGAACTGCTCGCCGCCCGCATCCAGGGCGCGCTCACCTCGCCCTCCGTCCGCTGGTTCTCGCTCAAGACGCGCGACAACAAGATCAACGAGCTCTTCGCCGTCCGCGAGTGGTTGAACGAGGTTGAGGAACGGATGTACCTCGCCATCCGACAGTCGAACTTCAACCAGGAAATGGGCGAGGTCTACCTCGATCTCGGGGCCTTCGGCATCGGTGCCATGCTCATCGAGGAGAACCCCAAGGAAGTGCCGGGATTCAACGGCTTCCTCGACGTGGCGCTGGCGCCCGGCACCTACGCCATCGCCGAGAGCGCGACGGGCTCCGTCAATACGCTCTATCGGTTCACGAAGATGACGGTGGCGCAGTGCGAGGAGAAGTTCGGGCTCGACGCCCTGCCCGAAGACTGGCGGGAGCTGGCCCAGAAGGAGCCAGACGCCGAGAAGGATCTCATCCACGCCATCGAGCCCCGACGCGTGGACAATCCCAAGCGCAAGGACATGCTGCACGCCCCGTGGTCGAGCACCTGGGTCGCGCGAGCCGAGAAGCAGATCCTCGGCGAATCCGGGTATCACGAGTTTCCAGCGATCGTCCCACGCTGGGGGAAAACGTCGGGCGAGGTCTACGGTCGCGGGCCCGGTCACACCGCGTTACCGGATATTCGCACGCTTAACCGCACGGTCGAGCTGGGCCTGCAGGCCGCATCGAAGGCCCTGGATCCCCCCGGCCTCGTATCCTCGGATGCCACGATCGTGGAACTCGACCAACGCCCCGGCCAGCAGAACACCGTCGAGGGCGACCCCCACAACGCGTGGGTGCCGATGGAGTCGGGCGCGAAGTTCGACGTCGGCCAGATCCTGACGCAGACCCTCGAGAATGACATCCGCAACACCTTCTACTGGGACCAGCTTCAGCTCGACAACTCCCGCCAGATGACGCTCGGCGAGGTGCAGCGCCGCCTCGAGATCATGCAGCAGTTCCTCGCGCCCGTCCTCGCCCGCCTAGAGAGCGAAGGGCTCGCCCCGATGCTCAATCGGAAGTTCAACATCATGTGGCGCGCGGGCAGCTTCCCGCCGCCGCCGCCAGAGCTGAAGGGGCAAGAGCTCGACATCGAGTACGAGGGCCCGCTGGCCCGGAGCCAGAAGGTCACGCGCCTGGCCGGCTTCCAGGAGTTCACCGCGCTCACGGAGCCGATGCTGGCCCGCAACCCTGCGGCGGCCGACAACCTCGACGACGACGGCGTGTATCGCGACTTGGCCGAGGTCGCCGGCCTGCCCGCCAGCTACCTCCGGAACGAGAAGGAGCGCGACGGCCTCCGGCAGAAGCGACAGCAGAAGGAGGAGGTGCAGCAGAAGATCGCGCTCGCCCAGCAGGCGGCGGGCATTGGGAAGGATCTCGCCCCGGCCATGGGCGCCATGGGGAAGGCTGGCCCGCAGGGCGGTGGCGGCGGGATCCCTGAAGGCGCACCCGACATCGAGGCCCTACTCGCGCAGATCACGCAGGGCCAAGGGGCACCAGCGTGACCAAGCCTGAACTCTACCGCCAAGTCTTCGGCGCGCCAGAAGGTCGCGAGGTGCTGGCCGACATCTGCCGGTATGTCGAGGTGATGGATCTCTCGCAGCCGGGCTCGGCGGGCCAACTCATCGCCCACATCATCCGCATGATTAACGCGCCCGACGCCCCGGTGAACGGCAAGCCGCGCGTCCCGACCAAAGCATCAGGAGGCCGAATCCAACATGGATGACATCCGCATGTACGGGCACATTTACACCGTCGAGGGCTTGCTCCCGCCGATCAGTGGAGGCAGCGGCGAAGAGGCCACCGAGACCGTCGAAGCACCGGCAGGCGGAAATCAAGAAGTCACCCCCGGCGGCGGCATCGTCACGCGCACCGATGGGAGCCCGACGCCACCCACCGACTGGCGCGCAAGCCTGCCCGTCGAGCTGCAGAACGAGCCGAGCCTCGCGAAGTACAAGAGCATGGAGGAGGCGCTCAAGGGATCCGTCCACGCGCAGCGTCTCGTCGGGAAGAGCCTCGAGTTCCCCGGCGCCGATGCCAAGCCGGAGCAGGTGGCGGAGTATCGGAAGCGCGCGGGCGTGCCAGATACCCCGGACGGCTACAAGATCACGCTGCCCACGCCGCCCGAGGGCTCGGGGATGTCGTGGGACCAGGCGCTCGTGAAGTCCTTCCTCACCGAGATGCACGGCGTCCACGCCCGGCCCGAGGTGGTGCAGGCCGCGATCAACACCTACTACGCGGACATGAACAAGAAGTGGGACGCGTGGCGCAACCAGCAGGCCCAGAGCGAGACCGAAGACCTCACGGGCGCGACCAAGGAACTGGAGAAGAAGTGGGGCCCGAAGGACGGGCCCATGTGGAAGCACTACGCGGGCCGGGCCGAGCTCGCGATCCGCACCCTGATGGGCGACGCCCCGCCCGCGGCCATCCAGAAGATCGTGGAGTCCACGAACGATCCCGAGGTGGCCCACGCCTTCTCCCTCCTGGCCGACTCGCTGCTTGAGCGCGGCTTCCTGGGCGAAGACGAGATGCCGAGCGGCATGGGCGCCGAGGATGCCCAGGCAAAGGCCGACGCGATCCGGGACGCGGCGCTCAAGGATCACGCGCACCCACTGAACAACGTGAACCACCCCGAGCATGAGCGGGTGATGAAGCAGTACCTCGAGTACAACGCGGTGGCCGCCGGCCCGAGAGGCCGCGAGGTCGTCGCCGAAGCGAGGCGGTAGCAGAACAGCGCTCGACACTCCCGCGAGGGACCGAGCGACGCCGGGGATAGACCCGGCGGAGTAGCGCCCACGTTAGGGCGCGAGGTGGGCCGGCGTGGCCGACACCCCACCGACATGGCGAAGCGCAGCACTCGCGATGCCGGAGGACAGTCACCATGTCGGTCACCGTCAACGTTGCGCACGTACACGCCTACACGCGTGAAGTGCAGCGACTCACTGCTCAGAAGCAGTCCAAGCTCCGCGGCTCCGTCCGGGTCAAGTCGGGCGTGGTCGGCAAGACGTACAACTTCGAGCGCCTGGGTCCGTCCGACCTCGGCGTGATCACGCGGCACAGCCCCACGCCGCTGCTGAACCCCGAGCACACCCGGCGCCGCGCCGGCATGTCGGATCGGGGCGGCGGCATCCTGCTCGACAAGCAGGACGAAGTGAAGATGCTGATCATGCCGGAGAACGAGTACGCGCAGAACCACGCGGACTCGATCAACCGGTTCTACGACGATCTCCTGATCGCCGCCGCGGTGGGGAACTCGACGGCCGTGGCCGCCGACGACTCCACCTCGAACGTGGCCCTCACCGCCGCCCAGATCATCGTCAACGGCGGCACCGGTCTGACCTTCGGCAAGGTCAACCAGGCGCTCCGCATCCTGAACCAGCGGGATGTTCCGTACATGGACCGCACCGCCGTGATCTCGCCCGCCGGCCTGGAAGACCTCCTCGCCACCACGCAGGCGACCTCGCGGGACTTCGCCGACCTCAAGGCCATCCAGGAAGGGAAGCTCGTGGGCACCTGGATGTCGTTCAACTGGGTGGTCTCCACGCGCCTGCCGATCACCGGCAACATCCGGTCGGCGCTCTTCTACCACAAGAATGCCCTCGGCCTGGCCATCGCGCTCGACATGTACACCTCGGTGAGCACCCGCAACGACATGAACGACGCGACGCAGGTGTACGCGGCGGTCACGGCGGGCGCGGTGCGGATCGAGGAAGAGCTGCTCGTACAGGTCGATTACGACGAGTCGGTCTAGGCCGACGAGAAAGGAGAACTGATCCATGGCGTTCACCGGATCTCCCACCGGAAGCACGCAGTACAACGGACAGACTGGGGCGGTGCAGGGCGGCGCCTATGGCGGCGAGGCCGCCGGCCAACTGCACACCTCCATCTTCGAGTACACGCACTCCGCAGCAGCGGGGGCGGGCACCGGAGAGATCAACCTCATCATCCTGCCGCCCGGCGCCATCGCCGTGCTCCCGTTCCTCTCGGCTTGGGGCGTGTCGGTCGCCTGGGCCGCGTCCTCGACCAACTCCATCGGATTCAGGGCCTACGTCAACCCGAGTGGGGTTACGGTCGCCGCAGTCGCGGCGGCCTTCGTCAGCGCGGTGGCGGTCGGCGCGGCCACCGTGGCCACCACCGTCTTCGCGCTGCCCGCGTTCGGCCTCACCCAGAAGTTCACCTCGCAAGGTCCGGGCGTGACGATCTTCGCCACCGTCGCCAGCGGCAACATCGCGGTCGGCGGCACGCTCAACGGCTTCATCACCTGGGCGGATCCCTCGTAGTCATGCCGCCCGTCTACTCGAGGAAGAAGAAACAGAAGAAGTGATCGTAATCCACGGGCCGGGTCGGCTCGCAAGGGTCGGCCCGGCTCAGGAGGTGACTCATCGCTGAAGTCTTCGCCAACAAGATCCGGACCACGGTCGCCTCCGCCTACACGGCGGGCTCCGGTACGCTCGAGGTGGCCGACGCCACCGGCATGCCCGCCACGGGGAATTTCCGCGTGCGCCTTGGCAACCTCGCGGGCTCGATTCTCCGAGTCACCGCGCGCGCCGGTACGACGCTCACCGTAGACGTCGAGCAGGACGATGGCAACGCCTCGATCGGCGATACCGTCCGGCTCGTCAACACCGCGGCGGCCATGGAGGCGCTCAAAGCCGATGCCATCGCGGGCTCCGGTGGGGGCGGCGGGATGCCGTGGTGGCCAACCGTCGTCCCGGTGGTCGGTGCGGATTTCTCTTGGCAAAACCAGGGGGGTGCCACGGTCACCGATGCAAACGGCATCTCCTACCTTGTCGCCCCACCGAGCCCGAGCACATCGCTCCGTGTGCGGAGCAAAGCCACGCCTGCGACCCCATGGACCGTGACGGCCCTCATGTCTCCAAATTTCGACAATGCCACGCGCCAAGAGGGCGGGCTGCTCTTGCGTGAAAGCGGAACCTTGAAGGTGCTCGTGGTGCGCCTGACCATCAACAGCGGCCTCCTCATCAGCACCGGCCCGAGCCTCACCTCGCTCACGGCCAACCCGGTCGTCAGGACGCGAAGCTGGATGCTCGCCGGGCCGCTGTGGCTTCGCATGGGCGATGACGGCACCAATCTCGTCTTCTCAATCTCTATGGACGGCCGCAACTTCCTCGAACTGCTCTCGCAGCTTCGCACCGCGTCCTTCACGGTGGCGCCGGATCAGATGGGCTATTTCGCCAACGATGAGACGAATGCGATCGCCGCCGCCATCTCGGTGTTCTCCTGGGTCCAGACCTGATGCCCTTCGAGACCGCGAGCTGGGGGTTGATCAGCGTCACGCCGGGCAGCCGCGATCCGCAGGAGCTCACGTATATGCCGAGCAAGGACATCATCGTGGTCGGCCAGCGCGGGCCTGCTCTCCTGGTCACGTGGTCCCCCGGCGATCTCTACCGCTCAGTAGATCATGGCGAGACGTGGTCGCTCGGCTGGGAGAGCGATCAGGAGCCCGATCATGGCGGCGCCCTCTTCTACCATCCCGTCCGTGTCGGCGTGCTGCACGAGTATCAGACGGGCATCGAGACCTTCGTGGCTGTCATCGCTCGCGTGGATCACGCGCTCGGCACGCCCTTCGACGTCAAGCTCTACATCTACACCTCGACAAACGGGGCCACGTGGACACGGCGACAGCTTCTGGTCGAAGCGACTACCGTCCCATTCGCGGCGGCCACCTTCTTCGCGAGCACCATCGCCTCGCGCCGCACGACGGACGGCGGGACCGAGCATCTCGTCTTCGCCACCGCGACCGGCACGCTGACCGAGCGCGGCCTGTTCGTCAGCCAGGACAACGGCGTGACGTGGACACAACGCTCGAATCCAGGCGAGTACCGGCGGGAGCTCATCGTGCACGCCGACGAACGGACGCTCCTCCTCTCAGGGCTCAATAGCGAGATCGCACGCTCGGAGGACGGCGGCCTGGCGTGGAGTCTCGCCTCGGCGACCTTCGCCGGTGAGGCAATCGCCATGTTCGGCGGCGGCCCCGGCGTCTGCATGTCGCAAGGGACCCTCGGCTCTCCGCCGTTCACGCGCATCTCCTGCGACGATGGACGGACGTGGCCCCTCGCGCAGCAGGGGCCGCAGGTCGGGCGCGGCAACACCGCGGTGACCGGGCGCCCGGTGATCTGTCGCCTCTCGGCGGCCACGTGGGAGTGCCTCCTGCTCTCGGCGGGGAACACGCCCGGCGTCACCGACCTCGTCTATTCCGACGACGGCGGCGAGACCGCCCGGACCTTGGCCTTCGTCGACTCCGGCTCAGGCGTCGTGCAGTTCACGGCGGGCTGCATCAAGTTGAACGACGGCCGCCCGGTCTTCGTGACCTTCACGCACCACGTCTTTCGCTCGAGCGACGTGGCCCTCAATGACTTCGGCGCTCGGATCTACTGCGTCACGGCGCCAGCGCCCGGCGTGGGCGTCGCCGGCTTCCCTGAGCCCTGCGGAGACTTCTACAACCCGTGTCCGCAGGAGTGCCCGGCGGATCCCGCATCCATCGAGGGCCTCGTCGTCACGATCCCGGAGCCGGTCGTGCTCGGCGACTCGTGGCCCTTC